AATTTTGTATCCACGATTTTGACCAAATCTTTTTATTCTGAATATAAGACCACGATAGATTAATCTGGCCTGCACATTGAAAAGACGTATCTTTCCATCCCATATTTTATTCTTATATGTGGGCATAAATTTATAGCCTGGGACAAAAAATGTGAAGTATTCTGACATTTCTCTAGCTAATCCATCTTCACATTCTATCTTTACGTGAACATGGTCTTTATGATGTATATGAATTTCTTCATCCATCATGTTTATTTACCTCATTACCCCAACTGTCCCATCCATCTTTTGTATTTCTAGCAAACAATTCTATGTATGGGCCACTCAATAACTCTTCAATTCTAGTATACATTTCATCTGGTTTTCTGCTATGTTCTCTACGTTCACTTACGACTAATTGTCTGACTGCTTTAGATATTCTTTTAGGCTTACCCTTTGTTGCTAACAAACACATTTCTGGATTACTTCTTGTCCAGTATCCTAGACCAGTGAAGAATCCTAAATTCGTTTTATTAGTTTTTGCCCAAGTGAAACCAACAGTCTTATAAGTAAAACCCCAAGCATCAATAACTTGAAAAGCACGATGAAGTAAAGGATCAGTGACCCATATAAGAAGAACAGAATTATCCAATGCAATGTCGGCAATTGGTAATTGCTGTATATCACTAATAGACATACATTTATAATGCTGATTAGGATTGCGACCACGACCCATTTTACTGTAGTTTTTAAAGTACCATGGGGGATCTGCATAAATCACTCCATATTTTTTATCCGCCAGCTTGAAATTTGTTCCACTCAATTGCATTACGTATTTCCCAGTTGCGATTTTCAATTCTTTTGATTATAGATGCAAGATAGTTTACTTTTTCATCTTGCATGGCCAATTGAAGGAGTTCTTGAATCATTTCAGTGTCACTATCGATATAAGTGTCTAGTTCTGATTTCAACACTTTCTTCGCCCAAACTTCTCTATTAATGTCATTGAGAGTTTCGGGATCATTTAGATCACCAGAATAGTATTCTATAAGCATACGTTTAGTCTGCTTTGCTTTAGATTTCAACCTAAATAAAACTGACCGTTCGCCTATTAGAATTTTTATGTATTTGTTATGAAGTACTGGTGTGTTTAGTGATTCTACTGCAAGTTCTGTTCCATCATATTTACAATCAATCGACCAACTCTCCATTATCTTTTCCATGTTCATTCTTGCATATTTCCTCACCCTTAACAACATTTATAAATCTACAGTCTTTACCCGTAGCTTTATTCAGCACATACTCTGTAGTAGTTGGCTGGTCTTCTATCATAAGTATACCATCTACGGCAGTCTTGATCCATAAGATTGTACCTATAGCTCCAGATGCACATCCACTCAACATAAAGCATAATGCTATTATAACAGATTTATTATATAATGTCAACAATATTATATCTACGGTAAACAAATGACGCCGTAGCTTCTAGATACTCAATATCTGCTGCGCGAATATCAAAATTAACAGTAGATAATGATACTGGGAAAGCATCTACAAAATGCACTTCAACGTTTGTTTTATAAGATGACGTAGAAACAAGAAGAGATGCATCCGAAAAGATTTCTCCTACAGATACTTTTCCTGGATTTCTACCCCTTGCAATAGCCGCTCTCTGATCGAAGTTATCAGGAAAGCCTAGGCCTATAAGCCAGTTGTGAATTTCTTTATAATTTTTAAGGTCTTCATCTACACGAAATGTTACATCAAGTCCACCAAACGTCAATTGACTACCTGGAGATGGTAGATTGATGAATGGATTAACTAGCTCTGTTTGTGATAGCGATATCTCAGGTATGTTAGCACTTTGACAGAAATAGTTTACATGAGGAAGCTTCTGTATAGAGAATTGGAATCCTACAGGTGATAGAAAGTTTTTATTTTCAGGCTGCGAATCTTGTAAAGCCATTAACTTATCCCAATCATTACTGTAAATACTAGTATACCAATAGCAAATCCCCATACGAAAGATTTAATCATATCGATATCGTGCCATATTGCTAAATTACTAAAAAACTCATCACTTGCTTCATGACCGGTTTTAGGTGTAAAATAATTCTTTTTCATAGTATCTCTATTTATAAGCAAAAAAAGGGAAGAGCTTTCGCTCTCCCCCTAGTTTTGTAGTCGAGTTTATTGCTTTTACATCAAGTTCGTGACTTTAGCAATCCTGTAGTAGATGTTAGCGGATTGGGTATTAAGACCACCGCCGACAGTACCGGCTGCGGCTCCCGTCGCGAATGGATTAGATACCATACCGTAACGTGTCTTGAAGCCGATTTTAGGTTGGAACGTATTCTCGCCTACCGCACGAACCATCTGAAGAGGAACGTATGGGCAGTAGAATAGTCCAGCATCAAAAGAACTAGCACCCTTATAACCCAGAGTGTAGTATTGATTTGTTGCATCACTGAAGTACGGATCGATGTAAACTTTGATTCGTCCACCAAGCATACCAGCAAACGTGCTGCCAGAATCATCGACATTGAGGTTATTAGAAAGCGCAGGAGTATAGTCAAGTACGCCAGCCATCTGAAGAGCGGAAGCTACATCAGAAGAACACAGCATAACATTGCCTTTACCACGGCGCGTTGCTTTAGCGATTTCATTCGCATCGCGTTCAATCTGGAACAGAAGTCCCTTGAACTTTTCAACACTCCAACGACCGTTCGAGTCAGTGTCAAGATCAAACGTACCGGCTGCGGTCGTGTTGTTCTGAGCACCGGCAGAAGCCGAATAGTTGATTGTACGAATTACTTCGCGGTTAATTTCAGCAAGAATTTCAGCCGAAAGAATGTTGCTGAGTTCGGTCTCTGCGTCGAGTCCGTGGATCGCTTTAAGATCCTGAGCAAGTTCCATCGTGTACTCTGCTTTAAGAGCGCGAGAGACGGCCGTAACAGCAATTTTCTCAATCGAGAAAGCCATTTCTTGCCAAGCATTCGTAGTCGCGTCACCGAGGGCTTCGCCCGCAGCAGTAGACATACCAGGCGCAACCGAATAACCAGTTCCGTTGATCGCACGATCAGCAGGATCCGTACCAGCTTGAACCGTACCAGAAGCACCGTTCGCAGTCGCGCGAGATGCCGTATTACCAGCCGCACTAGACGAGAACGAAGTATTAGCTTCGTTAAACAAAGCTTCCGTTCCAGCTTGACCGGTATAGCGAGAGCGCATCGCAAAGATAAGACCGGTGGGGCCCGTCATGGGCTGAACACCAGCAACATCATACGCGATAAGATTAGGCATCGAACGGCGAACCAGACTAATAAGAACTGGATCAAACGTATCAACACCAGAACCCGTCGCATTAACGGGCGCGGCTTCGCCTAACAGCGTGGGATTAACAACTTGCTGCCCAGCTTGTTCGCGGGCTGCAATTTCTTGGTTTTCTAAGAGCGTGGCGACACTGGCTCGTTTATGGGCATCTTTGATTTCGGGGAGATCGGGATGCTCAAGTACGGGCTGCCACTTCTGTTGAAGTTCATCGAGATTATACATTAGATTTCTCTCCTTTTAGAAATTTTTTTCATTATTCATTATGTTTATTATTTATACTTTTTTACTTTTTGATGCTTCTTGAAATGGCATTAGTATATGCCGACATAGAGCCATCTGCGGGTTTATCATCTTCAATTACTAGAGGCTCTTCATCGCCAGTCTCTATAACTTCTTCCGAAGGGAAGTAGTTTTCTTTAACTGTATCAAGCTTTTCTTTATAGTCTTCATCGTCTATAAATTCAATACCATCAGACAACGAACGCAATTTTTCTGTCTGAGTTTCAGAAAGACCCTCGCTTACGTTTTTGAGAATCTTATGCTTCTTCATTTCATTAAGGCCTTTACTTAACGAAATGTTCTTTTCCATTTCTTCATTAACTGAAGTTTCTAGCTCTTGCACTTTACTGGCAAGTTCGTCAACTAGATCAGTTTTTTCTTCTGGAATATCGATATAGTTTTCAGTAAATAGCTGGCGCAGACCCTGCATGAAATTCTCTGTAATTTCACTACGAATTCCTTGCTGAACGGCAAGTTCGTTATCTTTGGTCCACTCTTCCACAACATACTCTAGATAATCATCTAGGCGCGTAGAAATTTCTTCAGCCATAACTTCTTTTTCTGCTTCTACTTCGGTATCTAGATCGACACAAACAGTCTCTAAAACTTCATTAATCTTAGATACAATAGCGGCTTCAAAGATCGTAGTTGCAGAAGTTTTGAATTCCTCACTGAGGTCTTCATCACCGAAGAGGGCTTTAACGTCATCACTAACGTCGATGTCTTCTTTGGTAACTTTCTTAACTTCTTTGACAGACTTTTTAGACTCTGCTTTATGGGCTGCTAAATCATCTTCTTCATCGTCATCTTCTTCATCATCAGCACCGAAAGCGGCGTTGATTTTGCCCCAATTAGAAGCAATGTCATCTTTCTTCATGCCCTTCATGGCACCAAGCATAGCATTAATCATTGCAGTTTTAGTCTTAGGCAAAGCGACTGCTTCTTTGACATTTTTCTTAGACTCTTCTGCTTCTTCTTCTTCGTCATCAGAATCGTCTTCAACATCATCAGAATCGTCATCTTCTTCGTGATCACCGTTTTCTGCTTTAACTTTAGATTTATTTTCTTTTTTGACGGCGGCTTTCTCTTGGAGACCACTGTCACTTTCGTCCGTGGTGATTACTTCCCCATCGAGGATTTCGTCAGCCTCGGCTTGCATTTCTAGTTCTTGGTCTGACATTAGAACACTCCTTGATAAATTTATATCTTTATTCATATAACATATTTATAATTTTACAATTTTGAGAGGAAGTTCTCAAATACTTTTAACTTCGCAGTCTCTAAATTTTTCTTAGAGGCTTTTGAAACAGTCTGTGCATAAGCAGCAATATCAGACTCTTTAATAATACCATTATCCCATATCCACTCTTTACCTTCCATGATACCAGAAACAAATGCGCCTGGTGCAGAAGGATCAGCCACAATATCGGCAGCAGTGGCAAGATAGAAATCGTTTTGGACTTCAGACTTTCCACCCTTCTCTTTAAGAGAACCCATACCTCTAGAACTAACACCCAATTGAGCGCCTTCGTCCATCAAACTCTTTACGATTTTACCATATGGAGTTTCGCACATGATCTTGGCTTTACCAATAAAATTAGAACCATCCTGTTTCAATTCTGTGATTAGATGTGAAACTCTTTCTAAATTGATAGTAGGGCCTTGAGGATGACCAAGTTCTCCGTATGCTCGTTTTTTGTTGATATACTCTTTTGTATATCGTTTAGATTCTCGTGCTAGAACTTCTGAAGGATATACACGACCATTCCTGTTTTTAATATCCCCTTGCATGAAGATGCCTTCGATGAAGTAATTCTTTGCTCCATCTTTCTTTTCTTCAAAGAGATATTGAACGTCTTCTGTGACTTCGCATATAAGCTTCATTTACTTTTCCTTAGGTTGAATGAGCAATAGGCGTTAACTTAACTTCAGCATTCGCCGCAAAGATTTCATCCGTAGAAGTCTTTTCTAATCGAACATTTCCGTTTGGGGGAATATTGAATGAACCAACTGTTGCTGCACTAACTGCATTGTCTACTACTGTGACTAATCTAGAAGTAGTACCTACATTCTGTACTAGAACTACTGTAGAAGATGAAATGTTATTAGCAGTGGCGACTGACGTTGGTGCTGCTACTTGTGCGCCTTTGAGTTTTAATGCCATTATTTCTTACCTCCAAAAGCTAAGTCCATCATTTTCATGAAATTCTCTGGAGATTTATCAATATGGGCCTTACCTCTTACTGCATTCTGCTTATTAACTTTCTTAAACATATTGACGAATGCGCTCGCTGTAAATAGATCAACTTCTAAACTTTTTCCATTAGCAAACTTTACTTTACTCATAGATTTAGTTTTGACAATCTTTTCTAAATCAGCAAACACATCTTCAGAAAGTTCTTCAACAATTATATTAGATTTGAAAAAATCTCTAAACGTTTTCATCAGGTTTCCCCTCTTCGGTATCCATAAAATTATTGGAAACTTCCACTTTTTTTATTTCCATAGCATCAGACATCTTATCCTTTAATATACTATTAACAGCGTTTTTAAAGCCGGCTGTATCTTTCTGCATAACAAAGTCCACTGCATCTTTAGTAGTATATTCTGCCATTATTACTGCTCCTTATTCATCATTATTTATAATAAATTATTGCTTTATAGCTGATTACTTTCAAATTCATCTTCATCATCATCTTCTTCTTCTTCACCGCCACCTTCATCTTCAATTTGTTTCTCGATATCCTCAATTTCATCTTCTGTCATTCTAAGGATATTCTTTTTGATCCAATCATCAGAGAAATACTTACCAGCAAATTGATCAACATCAGCTAAAACAGTCAATCTATTTTGCATAATTTCCGCATCTTTAAGTTCTGCGAAATGATTATCTTGTATATAATCAAAATAGATTTTATCTTTAACATCATTCCATTCTTGTTTCGTCATTATACCTTTTAGCAACAATTGCTTTTCAAGAATAATGAAGAATAATTCAGAAAATTTCATACGCAATCTAGAGATGAATTTAGCAAATTTAAGTTCATCTCTTGTTATTTCAGATGCTCGACCTAAACTAAACTGATTTTCTTGATCTAAACGCGACACTGGGACGTTGAGTGATTCGTATAACTTCTTTTGGAAGTATATGACATCATCAAGTTCACCAAGATTTTGACCACCAGGCAGTGTAGTAATTTCAGTGCCACGACCACCTTCGCGTCGAGGTAACCAATAATCTTCAAGCATTGTTAAAAATTTACGGTCATCACGCACTGCGCCTGTTTCGGCGTCATACACAAGTTTATTCTTATGCTTAGCCATCATATCACGCAGATATTGTTCTGCTTTGGCTTTTGGTAAATTACCTACGTCAATATAGAAAATTCGACGCTCTGGAGCCCTTGCTAACCTATAAATAACCGTCGCATCTTCTAACATACGCAACTGGTTAAGAGGTTTAATCGCTTTATGTATATACGATAGAACCATATAATTTCGTTGATCTAAGACCCCAGAATGACAATAAGCAATAGAATCTGGTGATATTTTAATACCTTCAGTATTTGAACCTATACCTGTAGGCTGGTATATGAAATATTCATCATACTTTTTATTTAAAGTAGATTGATTAATTCTGTTTGGGTTGCTAGAATCTTGTTTTTCTGAACGTACCTTTTTAATTTTTCTTGGATCAATATATCTTAATTCTTTTATACCAGCCCTTGGATTCTTTATATCGATCATTATATGGTAATATAAACGACCATCTACATACCAATCTTTAAATATGTTATATGATTTTGTATTAAATTTCAATAAAGAGAGTACAGAATCAAACTCTTCATTGACCATATCTTTAATATTATCAGGTAATTCAGTGTCATCTAATACAATTTGTACTGATTGTTCGCGAGTATCTCCGACAATTGCTTCATTAACAATGTCATCAATAGCTTTTTCACATTCTGGTTGCAATACCATTTCGCGATATTTTGTGACAAGGCCTGCTTCACTCTTAGCAGTACCTTCTAAATCAACAGTAGTGCCAAAGACACCACCTTCTGCAACAGTTACTGATCCATCATCAGCCTCAGGCGGAGCAAAAGATATTACGCTATCTTTATGTTCCTCCGCCTTGCCTATACGAAATCCGAAAAGTTCCAATGCCATGTTATATCCTTTATGCAAAGAGCGTTATAGTTATTTATGACGCTCCTACAACATCACTTACCCACCAGCATTACCTGTAGAACCACCAGAGATTGTCCAATAGTCATACTGGAAAGTAACTGGAAATTCTTCAATTGTATCTGCATCCCAAGCCAAATCAATTGTACCAACTTCTGAAGGAAAGAGACCTACAAAAGTATATTCACGAATAACATCGCCCAATTGATTGAACTGTTGAATTTGTGCAGATGATTTATATGCACTCGGTGAAGATGAACCATTACCTCGAAGATTACCTTCAAACGTATTAATCGAAGCGTTCCATTCTTCTAGCGCATTCCTTATATCAAAAGATTCGTCATTGATGATAGTAGGCGCCCATTCTGCATAAGTCCTGTTGCCTGCAATTTTAATCTTACGACCAAAGTAGTCGAGTTCAATTGCACTTACAGTAGCAGCGGGAATTTGCGCTGCCTTACACATGAATGGGATATTAATATCACCGACTGAATTCACAGGGTTAGTAATCAACACTTGAAAGAGGGAGTTTCTTGCGCCCCCACCCTTCAATGCCCCTGCGAACTGATTTACATTAAAAGCCATCGTTTTTCTCCTGTTCTTTTAAACTATTTATTAGAATTTTCCAACAACCTCGGAGAATTCTACACCAGTTCGTACAGCGACAAAATTAAGCTGGATGAAGTTAATAGAACGTGCAGGCTTGATATAAATGTCGCCTACAAATTCGTTCCTATCAATCACTTCGCCTGTATTGTTGGTATTATCACATACGACCCTAAAGTCTGTGATACCCCTACGACCTTGGACATCCCTCAAGAACGGCTCGACTAAGTTCTTAAACTGAGAGCGAGTAAACTCATCATTGAATTCAAAGAGAGTATACTTAGCAGCGGTAGAGATTGCCTTCTCAAGAACAATGAACAATCGACGGACATTAATTCGATCAAATGCACTTGGCTTAGATTGCATCGTTTTATCACCGAACAGAATAGTACCTTGTCCGGGGAACGTAACAACAGGATTAATATTATCTTTATAAAGCAAATCACGATCAGCCTTAGCTGGGTTATAAGCAAGTTTGATAACATTCTTGACTTGACCACGATTGAAGCCGCCCGGTGACCACCAAGGGTCGCGACTGACATCAGTCTGAACACAAAGCCCTGCCATATCACCGTTAAGAGGTACGTAGCGATAAAGATCATTATACTTATCGTACATATACTTCCAGCCACTGTCCATAACAGCATAAGACGAATCGATGTTATACGTGCTTCGTTGAGCAACAACATCAGTAGTTTCTTTACCCTCATAAGCATTGTTGTTAACAACGTTAGCTCGTGTGGGTGAAATCATTACAATACAATCTTTACGATCTTCAGCAATATTATTTACATAATGCTGAATACAGGCTGTAGCATGATCTGATCCTAAGATGAAAGAGATATCAACTTCTTCAGCGGATTTAAATTTATTCGCAGCGCGGATATAATCGTCATTGCCAGCAGATGGGCCATCAGTGCCGTTTACCATGCTGTTAGCAGTAGGTGTATTCTTCGTAATGAAGTTCGTACCAGAGCCAGCAGCACCGGTGTTCGTAGCATCTGCACGAGTACCTGCGTTAGTGTGATTAACCTGATGCTTGCCCCAATATACCCAAGCAGATTGCTGATTAATAACATCTTTATAATAGTTACCAGCGCCCTGTTCAGTTTTAGCATCAGAAGCAAGAGATAAATTATTATAACGTTCTAGGACTGTGCCCTTAGTTCCTGAAACCGTACCATCTTCATCAGCAACAACGACATGAATTGCGTCATTTTGCGAATTAACAGTATTAGCATAAGTGGTTGTTGAAGGAACAGTGTCGAACTCATTGTAATATTCCCAACGACGTTTAATCTTCGCAGCCGATTGAGCAACAGTAGAAGTGAGTCCACCAATCTTCAGATTAGAAGCCCCGCCATCAGCGAATGCAGAATATGTTCCTACCATTTCAATGGCTGTATTAGATGTAATCGACTCAACTTTACCAAGAACGATATTGTTAGAACTAAGAAGAATATCTCCTGCAACAAAGTTATTTGTAACAGTTGCACCAACATGTGCAGTATTACCACCATAACCAATGGCTATAGTCTTAGATCCAGCAGTAAACGTGAATGCAACATTAGCAGCTACTAAACGATCTGCCGTGCTTGTGCTATTAGTACTAAACGTTTCTAACCATGCATTTGCATTAGAGCAAGTTGAAATTTTAAGGGAGTTGCCTAAATCGCCAGCATACTTTGCATACCAGTCTGATTTAGTAGCTGAAGTACTAAATTCTTCATCATACTTCGTTTTGTTTTTAATTAATGTTCCACCGGCAGCACCCGAAGCAGCATTTTTAGCAGTAGAATCTACTGCCCTTGATACCCAGAGCGCAGAGGCGTAAGTTAGAAAATTAGCGGCCGTGAAAAAGTCAACTGCGGTATTCGCATTTGGTTTGTTAAATACATTAACGAGTCGATCCTCGCTATCAACCAAAACTAATTCTTCTACGGGCCCCCATTTAAGATGCGCGGCAATAGCACCTTCCGTACTAGATACGGCAGGAACTACTGTAGTAAGATCAATTTCACTTACATTAACACCAGGCGATACTTGAAATGCCATGAGAGTTCTCCTTTTATATAGACAAGTTTTCTATGTTGTTATTCTTTTTTATTCATGTCAATATTTATAAAATAACGCATTTTAGAACGTTGTTCTATTCAATCTATTAGCATCATATGGGTAAGTATTACCATCATCAAAATTTTCATAATCAATCACATTGGGATCTGGTTGACCATCATCTACTAGTACAAAATTTAAAGCTTCATCTTCTAACAATTTTATTTTATCATCATAGATTTTTGTTCTTATATCTATGTCTGTTAAGTCTTTGAAATATTCCTGTCTTGTAAGCCATCCAAATAAAACCGCACACATAACAAGATCGTCATGTGATCCTTCTTCGGCCGCATATGAACTTTTTCTACTTATAAATGAAGACAATTCAGCTATCAAATCAAAATCTTCAACTATAAGTTTATCGTTCTCAAGCAAATCTTTTAAATTGGAACAACCAATACTTTTAACAGTCTTAGTCGTTCTTACGCCTAATTGTATTGATTTAGTAAATCCTCCTCCTATCTGTTGACCACCTCTACCTCTTACTGTCGTAATAAGTAAATTTTCGTATTCAAGATCATTATGTAAAATATCAGCAACTTGGCCACCGATATCATTAATCTCTACCATAAGAAACGCACAGTTATATTTCATACCAGCGGCATATACAACACTAGGATATAATAGCGGTGATATAGATTGATTTCTATATTTCGCTACTAATTTATACGGCATCTCTGTTATATCAAACACAAGAAATGCTGAATAATCTAATCCTAAACCTCTAGCAGTATCAACACTGATTACATATTCATGATTTACTATAGGGGCTTGAAATATTTCAATTTCATTCCATATTTCTGTTGGTTTTCTAAAAGCAAAAGTCTTTAGTTTTGTAGGATGAATAAGAGTATTAGATGATCCTAAAAACTCACATTCAAATTCTTGTCGAAATTGTGCATCACTTGTATTGGCAATAGTTTCTTCTTTCCATTTCTCATCACGATTTGGTACTTGATCCCAATGCACTTCTATCGTCGCATATTTATTATTACCTTCTTCTGCGTCTGCCCACAGCTTATAAAAGTGATTCATACCATTTGGAGTAGATACGATGAATATCTTTGAAGTTAAACCAGAAGATATTGTAGGATAGACTGAACTGAAGAATTCATCTGCCATATTATTACCAACAAACGCAAACTCATCTAGGAAGATTAGATTATATGATCCACCACGAATAGCACTGGATGATGTAGCAGCGGCAACAATTTTCGATCCATTTTCTAATTCTATATTACCCTTATTCCATACCATAATACCCTGTTGAAGCCAGTTGGGTAAATGCTCATATGCAAGTTGTATTTTACTTAATAGATCGCGAGCTAATGCGCCCTTATTCGCAAGTATTGCTATATTCTGATTATCTTGAAATAATATTAACCACAACATATAAGCCGTTACCGTAGTAGACTTACCAGATTGTCTAGGAAGTTTACATATCACAAAACGATTAGTATCAAATGTTTCTACCATATCACTTTGAAAATCATACAAATCAAAAGGTACAAGACCTTTATCTATATTAACAATTTGTACATATTTTTTTATGAAATATATGGCATCTTTAGAACATTTAATATATTCTTTGATATTTTCGTCTGTAAATTGAATTGGTACATTCGACCGTTTTAAATTTGGATTACCTAAATATGTTTCACTCATCTTTAGCCTTTATTAACTTTTGTAGATCGGATGTTGATCCCACAAATAATGCATTAGTAACATTTTGTGGTGAGTCTGTTTTTGTTAGTTCTTTCACCTTCTTCTGTATATCTAGTAAATTAGTGTTAGCATCAATAAGTGTCTTTGTTAGCTGACCAACAACCTCAAATGCTCTAGGATGTTCACTCGCTTTCGCAAGTTCCAATAGATAATCTAAAGCTTCATTACCCTTACCAATAACATCATATAGATTTTTTCTAGCAAAATCATAATCTTCACCTATGTCACTAGGAATTTGTGACTCTATTTTTGGTTCAATTACTTCTACTAATTCTTGATCTATATTTAAAATGTCATTAAGTCCATCAGTTATATTATTTTTCATAATACTCACTTATCGTGGTGGTGCCTGTTTAATCCGTCAAAAAATGTTTCGTGGTCTATTGCTACACCATAAGTGTCATTCGCACTGATGCTCGTTATAGCTACACTGGCAGACGAATTAGCAGTGGGTGAACCATTAGCAAATAAGCCAGGTGTAATAGTAACGCGAGACTGTGGCCCCTCTAATTGAGATGCAAATTTGATTTGATCTCCTGTAGAATTGTTTGCTGATGGTATAGTAAAATCGATAAGAGTGCGGCGAATAACACCCTTTTTAGTTACAGGACCAAACAATAATGCCTTGACAGTAAAGTTCCAAGTGTATATAATAGCTCTGCGCGTTTGAAAATCAGCTTCATATGAGTCTTCTATATTCATATCATTTAATACTGTAGGTATATCATAATATTCACCCATCTCTGGAACAAGCTTTACTGAGTTTGTCCATTCTGGTCGAAAGAAAGGTAATATCTGTTCTACTACTTGGATAGCATCTTCGTTGCCTGCAAACATACCATATAAAGATACTGTCAAATCATATGGTACAGGAGTAAACTGCGACCGCAATGTATCAGAACCATTACTTATCGCTACGTTTCTTTGAAGCTTATTAACAGACCTATCAGCGGCATATGTCATATTAGTTATTTCAAAAGAAAGTCTTGGTAATTGTGTAGATGTAGTACGATTAAGATTTGGATCAGCATTTAATCTTGCGAGCCATTTTTCTCTAGGTCCATAAGCAATAGGAACCCTTAGTGTTTGTATAGTTGTGCCTGCATTATTCTTTCGACTAATATAGATATCATTGAACATATTACCGAACATGATAATATATTTTCTAAGTGCTTGATGGTAGAATTGATGTCCAAACATTATTAGTTATTCCCTTCTGAGAAAGGATTGCCTTCACTGAAATCCATAAAATCAATGTTCGTAGACGCACCAAAGAATTCATTGTTTGCTGTATTATCTGTATTTTCCAAACGATATCCTTCTTGCACAAGTGAACTACCATCTTCTAGAATGAATATATTACCAGCTTCATCTAATATCTGGAAGTTAAGAGCGTTACTTGATAAATCATCTTCGATAGCATCAATTACACCTATACCAGTATCAATAGATTCATGGCTGTAATCAAATAGTTCACAACGTAAATCATACGTCTGAAGAGAACCCATCTGATAGAACACTGCTTCATGCTCTACAAATTTAACTTCAAACATTTTACCATTGAGAGGGAAATACAATAGATCACCTTCTGCTGGTCTAGATATATGATTACCATCTGAATCTAAATGAGTATCTTCAGCATCAATCTCTTCTTGCCAACGTCTCTGTGATACAGTAAATGTAATCGAATCTCGGATTTCTAAATTGAATTTACTAAGGAAATCGCCCTCTCCTTCAAATCCTTCCACATTCTTAATGTACATTTCAATTGGATGTGCATCTTCAAATTTAGACAATAAATCTTCGCCGAAGACATTGCTTTGCGCTACTATAGACCGAGGCATATAATAGACTTCATGTCCATATATTTTAATGCTTTCGATGATAAGATCGTGTACTAGATTCTGTTCACCGGTAGCATTAAAATTATTAAAAAATACATTAGTTGTTGGCATTTTAGCCTACCATATCCATTGGAGGAACACCAAATCCAGACATAGCTTGTTCTTCCATTTCTCGGATTTCATCAACAGCTTCTTGCCATATTGTCTGTCCATTAAAGGTTACGCCACCTGGTAATTGCATACCTTCAAATTTCTTTAAATTTTCTCCCCACTGACGTTTGATTAGTGCAGTTGTGTATTTCCTTAACCATTGATCACCCCATACAGAAGCGTATGTTGATGGATCAAGATATTTATAACATTCTACAATAATATAATTTCCAGCAG